AACGCCGCAATCCTTGGCGGCAGCTTTCATAGCGTCGGCAATCTCATCATAGAGATTGAGTTCCCATCTGCCCCCATCAATATATGCCATTAAATCAACGGCATAACCGCCCAGGTGTTTGCTTTTCATAGTCTGGCTTGCGCCTTTCGCGACCAAGGCTTCCTGCTCCTTGCGGGTTCTAAGACCACAGATCACACTAAAGTCTTGCTCACTAATCCCAATAGCCATGCGGACAACAGCCTGTAAAGAAGGATCAACCCCCTCTAGCCGTTCGTTGCTACGGTTTCCTAGTTTATATGTCATGTTACTTCCTTTTAAACAAAGCCTGCGCACCACGAACACCAAAGCTGGCGCTTATCGCGATGCCTAAGCTGTAAAAATACCAGTCTGGCGCTTTGGAAAGCTGCTCAAACCCACGATCTACCCAGCCTTCTGCACCGGGTATGAAGGCTAAAATCAAAGGGATTGACAGAACAATAACAAACCATTCGTCTTTCCAAGAGGACTTCGCACCCTCTGCCATGATGCGCTCCCAGTCGGCAACGCTCGTGTGCTCCGACAGCATTATCTTAGCCTTGGCTTCCGCCTCGGTTAGCTTGAGCTTGGCCTCTGCGGCCTGCTTAGTAGTCTTTGCGTCCAGCCATCCGCCAGCAAGGCTAGCGATCGGACCGATCAGAGCCTGTATCATTTGTCTACCTCATACTCTACTTTAGAAGACGAAGCTGTGTTTGTCACCGTGGTTTTCGATTCCTTACCCATCCAGATGCCAAAGCACCCCGTGAGAGCGCCCATACAGACGCTTACAAGCCCTGACTGGGCAACGCTGGGATCATCTAGGCTCATAAACCAATGCACCGCCTGATAAGTCAGCACAGTGACAGCCAGCATCATCAGTCGCGGCAGAACCTTCCAATTATCAAGTGTCGTGTGTGCCATTACCATTTCCCCTGTTGTTTACCTAAGAAATACAAAACTGTTGCAAGCCCAGCAATGCCAGCCATCACGATAATACCACCTACAACCCACATTATCAAAGCCTCTTTGATCTCGGCTTTTCGGTACTCGTTTTTCTTGCGTTGCTCCCGAACCCTGCGAAGAGTGTCCTTATATTCTTTTAAGCCAGTAGGCCCGTATTGGAATTGAATGATCGTTTCAATTTCCTTACGCATAGCCTGCATACGCTTCTGTGCAGAGAAAGCATCTATTGCCGCCTGTTCAGCAGAGCCAGTCAGTGATGCAAAGATGCTTGGGTTCTTCGCCTTCTCAGCGGCGTAATTTACGTCACTCACCGCACCAGCAAATTTACTTAGTGCGCCTGACGCATCCCGGCCAGCAGCCAGCAGGGTCTTGGCGCTCGATACAGCAGAGGCTGCAATAGAAAGAGCTGAGATAGGATCAATCATGTTTCCATGTACCTCGCAGGGCACACTAACAAATAACTGACCCGATACACCCTATCGTACCACAAACCATTCTTTGTCGTGCCGCAGTCGTAATAACAGTACTGAAACAACTGATTGCCGCCACTTGTCCACGCATGCCCGAAGGACACGAAAACAAGAACGCACAACATTAAAACTCTCCGGCAAACCTCTGAGGTCGGGCTATAGGGCTGAACCTAGAATTAACCGTGCCGCCAGAGGAATACTTAGTTTTTCCTGCATTGCTCAAAGCAATGGCAACCGCCTGTTTTTGCGGTTTTCCAGCAGCCATTTCGGTCTTGATGTTCTGGCTGATTACATCTTTTGATCTACCCTTTTTAAGAGGCATTATCCCCTCCGTTGCATAGCCATCTGCTGAATTTTAGCATTGACTGCTATCCTCTCTCTATTAATCGCATTGCGGTCATCGGCAATTTCTTCCTGCAAGTCCATGCGAGCGTTGTCTAAACGATCTCGCTGCTCGATCTTGTTCATCTCTAGCTCAAGTTTAGCAGCGTCATTCACCGCATCCTGACCTTGTTTCTGCTTACGCAACTCTAGTTCCTGCATCCGAATAGCTACTAACGGATCAGGCTCGTTCGGGTTCTCAGGCATCAAACGAGCTAATACGTCCGCCATAATCTTCTGTTGGTACAGTACGACTAGGTTTTCAACTTCCTGCTGATTTTGCAAGTCTTGCTGCAATTGTTTTTCGTACTCCAACACCGACCCTTGGCTGACCGCTCCTACATTCGCCATCATCTTAGCCCCACTTAACGCTTGCTTGACCTCGTCCATAGCCTGCTTCTTCGCAAGCATACTGACGTGCTCCTGAATATGAGACATAAACGAGCCCATGATTTGGGGGGACGTTGCCACAATAGGCGTCTTCATAAACATAATGTGGATCTCAATGTGTACTTCGTGGTTCTGCTCTGGGAATGCCCGTAGAATTTCGCCCATAAGAGCTTTGGCATTCTCCATGGCGGGATCCATCGGTTGAGGTTCTTGGGGTGGGGGCAAGATCTCATCAATGTTCTGGACCTCAAGCGCTTGGTACATCCTACGGTATGCAGCGTGAAGGTTATGCATCTGAGGATTAGACTGAGCCAGTTGGAGTTGAGTCTGAGCCAGCGTAACGCGTTGCGCCATAGAGAATATATTCGGATCACTGACAGGCAAGACATCAATCTTGTCGTCAAAATCCTGTTGTTTAATCGCAGCCGAACCACCCGCAACCTCATATGGGTATTCAGGAGGCATGTTTTCTTTAAAAATGCGAGCTAATAAACGAAACTCAGTCTTTTGCGCATAGTGCAAACGTTTGTGGATCGCGGACATAACCTTCATGCCACGTTCCAACATCGCTACTGTCGTACCAACAGGCGTTTCTCCGCTCATGTTGTTTATTTGTTGATCAGCGATAGAAATGAACCTACGTCCATCCTCGATCAAACCGCCCAGCAGTTGCGCCAAAGTCCCCGAGGGTTCTTTGTATGGCAATGGGATTAATGAGTCCCGTATGTTGCCACCGGGCGCATCTATGTCCCGCCATTCCCCGGGCTGCAAAGGCTCATCATCGTTCCGAACCCGAACCCCTCTCGCCTTGAATCCTGCTGGGAGATTCGCCAAAGTTCCCGCATCAATAAGTTGACGCAAGATACTTGTAGCGGCACGACCAAGGCCCCCTATCATGTGGATCAAACCAAAACCGTAAAACCCTAGACCAGGTAGAAACTTGTAGTGCACAAAATACGGACGCTTCTTACGAAGTGGATCCATCTCTGCATAGTTTCTGCGGATAGCTAAGATCTGATTACTGTCTTTGTCTATTGTCACAATGTAAGGGAGCTTGATGCCCGTGGGCTCACCCATGGGATCTGCATCCTCAAAGCCTTCAATGTCGAGATCACAGTGCATCTCTAAAATAGTTCTGATATCGTCTGTGTAGCCCCGTGAGATGCCTTGTAGTTTATTTACCTTCTGAGCCACCTCATCTTCGTCTGGGTCTCCAGAGCCTGATAAATCAACGTCCATGTACGCACCAGATACTTGCATCTTACGCACATCGTTATCGGTCATCTTTAAAACGTGTGTCACACGAGGAGCCGTCGCTAAATCGGTAGCAGAATACGACACCACTAGATCTTGTGCAGGTAAAAACTCTGCTACAGCGCGACCCTTTAACGGATCAAAATACACTTTCTTGAAAGTCGAACCAGACAAAGGAAGGTAAAACAGCATCTGATCCATGCCCGGATCATACTCTTCCATCTCTTCCATAATCTGGTAGTTCATATAATTCTTAACGCGCTGGGCCTGATCCTCGCGCTTCTGATCCTGCAAACCAATAACTTGAGTGCGAACTGGACCTCCAGCAGGCAACATTTCCTTGTACGCCTGCGCTTGGAACTGCGTAACGCTTTCAATAATTAACGGGTGCGTAACCCCACTAGCGCCTTCAAACGGCTGAGACCGCTCTTCAGAGTTGATACCAAGAAGGTCCAAGCCTTTTGTATAAGTTTCTTCCCACTCGCTACGAGAGTCGTAATCCTCCTCATAGAGGCCCACAAGCTCGCTACTAATTTCCCCAAGAACGCCATCATCTAAAAACTCCGCAAGGTTAGCGTCGTGATCAATTATCTCAACCTCAACGCCCTGATCTTCTATTTCAGACATGGCTTGCACAATCGCTCCGCCTTGCCCGTCGTCAATTACCTCGGCACCCCCAGTGAAATCTACTGGGCTGGGCACGTCCACTTCGACATCAGGAAGACCCTCTGTGCTGTCTAAGTCTAGGCCCGGTACAACCATGTTTGGTGGTAATGCCATCAGTAATACTCCCGTTTACGAGGTGCGTACAAGCTATCCTCTTCCTCTTCTCCCCGCAAAGAAAGAAACCCTCCTTGCCGAAAGCGCATCAGTGCCAACGTCATACTATCACAAAAGTCATCGTGATCGCCATTAGGAAATGAAACTACTTCTTCCACCACCTCGTCCGCAAATTTTTCATGCATAGGTGCCCACACTATTCCCGCTTCAAACAGCGGAGCGACCATGTGCATTCTCGTTACCTTATCATTTCCCTTGCCTGGTGAAAAGCCCAGCGCTGGAATACCGCGAAGCCGCAACTCGTCAATAAGCGGTGTACCCGTCGCTTTCGCTTCGACCACAACCATGTCTGGCTGCCAGTATTCGTGCTCTTCATAGGCAATCTCCTTTAGTTCAGGGAAATTCCAACGCCCCCTTCGGGCGTCCATAAGTATGATGTTATCAGGGCCACCATTGTCAGGCGTAAATACCCCCCAAGTGGTTATGGCAGAATAGTCCGCAGTTTCTTTTTTAGAGAACGCTGTGTCGTATGCCTGCACAATATACTTGATCGCAGGTATCTGATCTCGATCCCAGTCTTGCCACCACTCACGCTTTACAATCGCACTCTCAGATGCCGTGGGGTTCTGCTGCCACTGAGCGTTCCACTTGCCCACAGGCAAAGAGGCTTTGATCGACAGTAGCGCCTGCTTATCCCAAAACTCAGGCCACAACGGCTTGTCGCTGGGTAGAATTGCAGGGAACTCAACAACCTCCCACTGATCCGCCATAACATCGCCGCCTTGTGCAGCCATCAAACGACCAGTCAAATCTTTCTTACCCCAGCGCGTCATAACTAAGATAATCGCCCCACCCGGCTGCAAACGCTGTCGAGGACCAGATGTGTACCACTCATACGCGTTATCAAACGCACTTTCACTCAAGGCGTCCTGTTCCGAGTGAGGGTCATCAATTATAAAAAGATCCGCACCACGGCCCGTAACAGCCGCGCCAACACCCGCAGCAAAGTATTCACCGCCCTTGTCCGTCTGCCATTTGCCAGCCCCCTTGTTATCTTCCTTCAAGTTCGTATCTGGAAAGATTTCTTTGTACGCGGGATCGTCAATTAAGTCCCGAACCTTACGACCAAACCTGACCGCAAGTTCCGTGTTGTGCGTAGCCTGAATAATCTTGAGCTTTGGGTTGCGACCCAGAAACCACGCAGGCATCAAAAAACTAGCAAACTCTGACTTAGAGTGACGCGGGGGCATATTAATTATAAGCCGCTTGAGTTCCCCTCGTGCAACGCGTTCAAGTTTTTCGGAGATCACCCGATGGTGACGACCCTCGATAAAATTCTCATACACATGATGCGCAAACGGCATGAACTTTTCCGACGCTACTTCGCGCAAGTCCAGCTTCTTCTTCGCTTCCGTAAGCGATAGAATTTCTTTCAACGCTTCTTCCGGAAGAGCCTGTAAGTTCATGACATCATATTCTGTGGGCGTCTCTGATACGGAGTTCCGTACATAAAGGGATACATCTGCTGGTCTCTCAGTGCTGCCTCAGTACCCATAACCCCTTGTTGGGCGGGGGGTCTAGGCTGTCCGAAGTTAGGAGGCAACTGTGTGGGCTGTGTCAGCGCCTGCCCCATGGGCCTTGGCTGCGGTTGGTCTAACGCAGAAGGTAGACGTACAAAAGGAACCTTGCCCGGGGCTGTAGGCGCGGCTGGAGTAGTTGCCGCAGGGTCTACGCCCACAGCTTCCGCAGAAACAGGCGGTGGGCTGTCGTCCCTGTCTCGACTTGGTTCGGGCGCGGGAGGTGGTTTAATCAGATCTGCGCCCAGCCCCTGATAGTCCGCCATCCGATCTCCAGAGTACCGAAGAGGATTGCCTGATGCGTCTAACCCTAAAGAACCAACTAACTGGTCGTTCTCATCGTACACCGGAACATACTGCGCAGCGTCTGCGCCTTTAAACAAATCCGTTCCGAACAAACCTTTTGTCTGGTAGTTTTCCTGTTGCAGCAATTGTTCCGCAACCTTGCGGTCTTCCGCAGCACCTAGATACTGTGATGCTCCGTACAACAAACCAGCGCCGGGAATGACCGCTCCCAACAAACCACCAATGACCATATCTTTTGTGTTCATTGGATTATACTGTGATTGTGACATCGCAGTTAATTGGTCCGTGTTTAGCGACTCTATTCCCCCAACATATCCATACTTACGAGCGTCTTGGGCCGCTTGACCAGGCGTTGTTCTTGGCTGCACCTTTGCCAACTCTTCAGCGCGAGTGTCCCCAACAACTTTACGAGCCTGTTCTTGCGAACTACCACCAGAAGAAGTCCCGAAGTTTCCTGAGTATGTAGATGCTCCAGAACCTTTACTCGCAATATTTAACGATGCCCCAGCTTGGATTTTGTTTGCATTGCTAATCTGTGGATTGGAGGCCATGATCTCCGCAACAGATGTGTTATTCTTTTCAGCTATCTCGCTGAGTGTGTCTCCACGCTGAATTGTATATGCCATTATTTTCTACCTAATCCGCCTATACCCTGATTTATAACAGGTTGAGGCTGTTGTGGGAAGGGTGGTCGTACAACGGGTTGTTGTGGGTTAAATGCAGGCGCTTCAGGCATTTCCATCTCATATGGATTAAAAGGACCAGCCGAAGTAGGCATTGTAACATATGAGCCTAAAGGACGACCTGTCGGACCAAAACTTAAAACAGGTCGACCAAACTGATCCAACTCCACAGCAGGGCCCCCCGCAATCGGGGTCGCATCGTCCCGAGTAAACGGATCAAACCGTGGAGCCTCGTACCGAGTAAACGGATCAAACCGTGGAGCCTCGTACACTGGTTGAGTAGGAGGCGGCTGATACGCAGTGGCTGGCGGCTGATATGGTTGCACTGCCCCCGTCCCGGGAGGACCGTAGTCAGGGTAAGTGACCTCGTCTTCTTCCCCACCGATTGGTCCCGCCCCGAACGGCACATACGCCGCCGACCTACGAGCATCCGTTATACGAGCCAACTCCGATTGCTCAAACCGTGTTTGTTGTACCTCGTTTACCAACGCTTGCGCGTTATCCGCCGTGTATCCTCGTGTGACCAAGTCCGCAACCAACGCATCCTCCGCAACGTTCTGGTCTAGCTGCGTGTTGACATAAGTTGTGGCCCCTTGCGCAAAGTCTAATTGCGTTTGCGTAATGTCAAATGCCGACGATACCTCACCTAGCTGCGTTTCAAGCGATGCCGCGTTGGCCTGTTCTTCTGCCAAAGTCTGCTCTAACGCTGCACGTTGCTGTTCTGTTAGCTGCTGTAATGCTTGGCTATCGCCCAACTGAGACTCCAGTGCCGAGATGTTCTCTTGTGCCGTGGTTAAATTACCCTGCAAGGTTTCCGTAAGCGTCGTGCTCGCCGTTAGCTCTGCTTGCGTCTCAGTAAGCTGACTCTGAATCCCGTCTCGCTCTGTTGTTCGAGAGGCCAAAGTGTCTGTAAGAGCCGCCACATCATTCTGTGAAGCTGTTAGATCATTTTGTAAATCTAATTTCTCACCCTCAGTAAGCTCTTGTAACGCAGTAGCGTCAGTCAAAGTATTCGTTAATGAATCCACATTTGCCTGCGCAGTATCTAATTGATTTTCAAGAGTCATTATCTCCGCGTTAGACGCGTCCAAATTAGTTTGCAGCGTGTTGGCTAACGTTACCGTGTTGCTTAACGTAGTTTTTGTATCGTTCAAACTAACTTGAAGGTTGTCTCTTTCCTTAGTGCGAGCCGATAAACTTTCAGTAAGGGCTCGTGCATTTTCCCGCGCCGTGTCTAAATCAGCAGCAATCGTATCTTTTTCAGTCTGTGTTGCAGTCAACGAGTTGTTCGCGACCTCTAGTTGACCTTCCAAGGCCGTTACCGATGCATTCGCAGTTCCCAACTGCTCGTTTAAACTGCCGATGTCCTGATTAGCCGCGCCCAGATCCGTAGTCAGCGTGGCAATCGTCTCGGCTTGGTTGCCAATAGTAGTCTCCTGAGTTCCAATTGTGGACTGTGCAGCAGTGAGATCCGCCTGTAACGTGTCACGCTGGCCCTCTAGCGTAGTGATTTCCGACAGCAGAGATGTAGCTTCCGTTTGGGCGGCATCCAACTGTTCAGCCAGCGCAGCTTTCTCCCCTTCCGTTGCCGTCTGAGAGTTTTGCGCGGCCTCCAACTGATTGGACAAGCTCGAAACGTCGTTCGTTGCAGTAGTAAGTTGCTCCTGCAAAGTGCCGATGTTGGTATTCGCAGTTGAAAGTCTGTTTGTCAGATCAGTAATGGTGGTGTCTTGAGTGCCAACCGTCGCCTCCGCCGCCGTGAGATCCGCCTGTAGGGTGTCACGCTGTCCCTCTAACGCAGTGATTTCCGACAGCAAAGACGTGGCTTCCGTTTGGGCGGCATCCAACTGTTCAGCCAGCGCAGCTTTCTCCCCTTCCGTTGCCGTCTGAGAGGTTTGAGCGGCCTCCAACTGATTGGACAAGCTCGAAACGTCGTTCGTTGCAGTAGTAAGTTGCTCCTGCAAAGTGCCGATGTTGGTATTCGCAGTTGAAAGTCTGTTTGTCAGATCAGTAATGGTGGTGTCTT